CTACTTGGAAGGCTTGGCGATGGCCCCAACTCGTCGATAGACGCGCTCTGTAATGTCGCCTTTGGTGTGTCCCAGCAGCAGGCTGGCGTCCTCAATATCCTTGATCTCCGATGCTGCCTTCGGGCGGATATCGCGGAACTGGAATTGAGCGATCCGTGTGGCCAGGAGGCTGTCACCTGCTTCGAGTGCTGCCGACTTGGCAAGGTCCCTTGCTTCATCCCAACGGTTGCGCAGCATTGGCGCCGACATCCGTTTCCCTCGATCACTGACAATCAGATAGCTCGAACTGTGCTGCTGGTTGCGCGCGGCCATCTGGGTGATTAGCGTGCCCAGGCTGTTGGCAATGCCATCTACTGCCAACATGATCCTGAGCTTCTTCTGGGTCTTGTTCTGTTGGACGACCAGGTAATCACCCTCGATATCGTCTCTTCTCATCACCAGTACGTCCGCTGGACGCTGGCCAGTCAAATACGCCAGGTCCATGGCGTCCTTCAGTTCCGGCACCGCCTTCCGGTAGACCGCATTCCATACAGCGTCATTGGCATAAAAGTCGCGGGGCTTCTCTTTATTCTTCCGCACGCCCTGGCACGGGTTCTCCTTCGCAGTGAGACCCCACTCCCGAGCCATGTTGAAGACGTGGGAGAGGGTAGCCAGCTCCCGATTGGCGCGCACCTTGGCGCTCCGTTTGTCTCGGTACTGAGCGACCAGCGCCGGGGTTATCGCATCGATGGGCGCCTCGTCGAAGAATGGTCGCAGCTGGCGCAGTTCTGCCAGGTTGTCCTTTTGCGTGCGTGCGCCTTTCTTGGGAATGATGTCCCGCTCGTACCTGTCGAAAATGGCTTTCATGATTCGCAGGTCCTGCGGCTTTTCCTTCGCCTCAAGCTCTGCCCATTTCAGTCGGGCTTGGTCCAGATCCGTGCCAAGCGGTATCTCCTTGCCCGATTTGTCCAGGTAGAAGTAGCTGATCCACTCCTTGCCCGTCTGCTTCTTGCTTTTGCTGGTGCGCTTGCGGCGGTACATGTTGGGCGGCAGGTCCCTGTTTTCCTTGCTCCTGGGTCGCATTTCACTTCACTCGGGAAAAGTCTGGGGTCCACGATGGGGTCGGCATTGGTGGCGGCGCCACGGGCATGACTTCGAGGGTCACACCCAGCTTCATGCAGGCATACTGGCGGCCAACGAGCGGCCGACCACCGCGGCTTTCGACAAAGTGCCATTGGCGCTCTTCAAGCCAGCGGCGCTGGTAGCCCCTGGCCTTGTAGCCGGTCAGCTCGGCCAGTTCTTTCTCCGAGAGAATTTCGGTTTCCATGGGATAGGCTCCACGCCGCGCATGGCGGCAGAGGTGGGGAGGGGTTAGGTTCGGTGCTTGATGATCAGCTCGCCGGCCTTCGTCAGCGCGTGGCCAGCTGCAGCGGCGGACACTTCGCCACCAGTGAGCGCCTTGCTCAAACAGTCGGTCACCTGGGCCAAGGCCAGAAGTAGCTCTTCCTGCAGCTCGCCTTCGGCCCGGCCGATATCCCAGAAGCGCTGCCCCCAATGATCAGCGGGAGGCGGGTTGGTGTTCTGCTTGCCGAAAGCCAAAGCTCCGAAGATCGAGTCACAGAGGTCCTGCTTGTAGGCGTTTTCGCCGTCAATGCTCAGGCCAGACCGGCGTAGGGTGCTGACCACTTCACCAAGGACAATGCCTTGGTCCTTCAGGACGATGTCCTTGCCGGGCTCGCCAGGCGTGTAGATAACCAGGGCGAGCTTGGCCTCGGGCCACAGGTTGTTGCTGATCTGCACCAGGGCGTCGTTGGCGGCTTCGTGAAAACGGGTTGTTGCGGACATAGCTCATCCTCGCCCGCCTACCGGCAGGCTTGAATTGTTGTAGGGGGAGGGGCTGCGGCTGGGTATTTGGCGGCCCTTGATCGGCCGCCGAGTCACCACCTTTTGCCCAGATAAGATTGAGCGGACCATCGCGCCGTTGAACAGAATGGGGCGCTCTTTGTGGAATGGATCTGGTGCCTTTCGCGGCTTCGCCATGTGCGCCTGGCACCGCTTGCAGGTGACCGACTCCCGATCGCGGGCGCCGTCCCACTCCCCATCGGAGTCTTCATTCAGCCCGCAGGCCGAGAGAGACCAGCGCTCATTGTCCTGGGTGCATCCTGAGTCGACGATGAGGTGCGTTTTCCTGGGCATGACTTCGTCCTTGCCGCTGCCGCGGCTATCAATAATTGCGTGTTGTAATTTCGAAATGGTTCAAAGAACCGGAATAGCGATGTAGCCGTTCGTCCCCCCGTATGCCTTACTTAATGGTCAGCAAGGAGGATCGAGATGCGCACCAGAGGTAACGCCTATTGGGAATGGGCAGATGCAACGCTTCATTGCCGAACTCATGAAGAGGAGCTCGGTGGTGGGGCAACTATCGATGTTCAGGTCAGGCTGTCCCGAGCAGGTGTTACCCAGTTGTTCATAGGGGTGTATTCAGCATCTGGGATGGCGCTCTATGAAGAGGGCCTCGACTGCCGCTCGAATGAATCAATGACTCGCGCCCTAGCCTGGGGCGTGGGCAAGGCTCGGCACATCGCAGAGGAGGGTGTGGCACAGGCTCCGATGCGCGCTCGAAAGGCATGATTTATTGCGCGGAGTACAAATGTGCTCCTTGGTCATTCGCCCTGATTGGCGAGCATGCTCAGGCGCTGGAAGGAGGTGCCAGGGATGCCCTGGTCGTGCTCCACCGGCGCGCTCGGCTCTTCGCTGTCGGATAGGGCGGCTTCGATTACACCGTATTGATACTCAGCGCCGCCAAGGGCGCGATCGAGGTAGCCGCACCACTGGCCGGGAAAGTCTCGATGAAAGCCGTCCAACTTGTGAGCTATCGACTTGAGCATGAGGCTAGTTCCACGCAGCAGCGCATCCCGCTCGGCCAATTGGGCGCGCATTCCGTTCAATTTGGTGTTCTGGGTGTCGCGCTCAGCCCTGTGGTTCGCCGCCTGGGTTTCGGCAGCCAGCAGTTCCTTGCGCAGCCGCTGAACCTCGCCAGCATCGGCGTGGGTGTAGAGCGGTACCAGGGTAGAACCTGAATGGCGATGCCTTTCAATGCCTTCGGCTCCGGCGCGGAGAGCCTTCTTTTGACCGTGAACATCAGTGACGAGATATGCCACCGGCTTGCCCTGGTGCTGGGCGGCTGCATTACAGGACCAGCACAGGCGCTGTGCCCCTTCGCACTCCTTGCAGTCGAGTTCGTCAAGCCTGGCGACTGCCTGGAGGTCAGCGAGAGTTACATCAGGTGCTTTGCACTGAGCGGCGTCAATTGCGGCCATTGCCAGGTCGCGGTCACGCATACCGGGGACGACCTTCAGCCGGGTGATGCAGGCAGTGGCAGCTTCAACCTGCTGCTCGGTCCAGATACTGCGCTCAACCAGCATGTAGCCCTCGGGCACGCTGACCGTCTGTTCGGTGTTGCTGGATCGGTTTTCTGTGGGCATGGGGATACCTCAGCGCCGTGCGACGGCCTTTCATCAGTGAAGAGTTGGATGTATGTTTCCCTGGCACAAAGGAGATACATCACGTGATAGTTTGCGGAGTCGAGTATCGGTTCTGTCTAGCTTCATCCGTTACGGAGGGGCATGACGGGATAGGCTTGGAGTGCTGGCGCGGCAGAAACGCTGTTTTCGAGATTTTCCGCAACGATGAAACCTTGAAGTCCGAGGTAACGTTTTTCGAGCGTGAGGTGCCTCTTCGGCCCTTGCAGCGCGTGAGTTGCTGGGCGATTTCATGCCTTATACCCCGGAGTCTGCGCTGAGTGATGCTGGATCGGTTTTCTGTGAGCGTGGAGATGTCTTCCACAAGTGAGGACTATGTGTCGGTGATGCGCAGCCCCCACAGCTGTGCCATCATAAAGCCATTGTGGATTGGATGACTAAGTAGGATGCTATGAATCTGATTGAAAGCGTTGTTATAAAGGGATTTTGGGGCAATCACGAAATATCCTTTAAGGCTAGTGAGGACTTGAATTTCCTAATTGGCCCGAATGGATCAGGTAAGTCCACAACATTAAAAATCATTTCGGGAGTTCTTCGTGCTGATAGAGAATATTTAGCGGAGCTCGATTTTGAGTCGGTTCGAATAAATCTCAAGGACCCTCGGTCAAAAAGAAAGCCATATATTGAGGTTGTAAAGAATCTAAGTGTTCCTTTTTTTCATTGCGACTATAAGATAGTAGAATCTTCTACTGAGAAGCCTTATGCGTATGTGCTCAGTGATGTGGATGGCTATGATGCGGTTAATAAAGGCACGTTCTTTATAAGGGCGCAATTAGCCGGGAATGTGGCAGCCAGTAGAACACTCGGGAAGCATCTCTCGGAAATGGTATCTTTAACTTGGTTGTCTGTTCAGCGAGCTGCATCACTGAAAGGGCCTGGCGGAAACGACCCAGTAGACTTACGGCTCGAAGATTTCTCGAATAGGCTAGTAAGGTATTTATCATCTATAAGCAAGAGAGTTAACGTTCTACATGAGCGGTTCCAAGAACATGTTTTTCTGTCCTTGCTAGTAAAGGAAAGTGATAAGTTAACAGCCCTGCCAGGGCGGGATAAAGTGGAGAGTGAAAAACAGGCGTTACTTCAAATTTTTTCTGAATTCAAGGTCGATAAAAAAAGCTACCAGAAAAAGCTCGAAGGACACTTTGGTATACTTGAAGATCTTCGTGGGCGCTGGGGAAAAACTTCCGATTTGAGGCCTGGCGATTTCATGGCTCTCTTTTCATTGCATAGAATTGAAGGTACCGTAGATTTCTGGGAGGGGATTACGGCAGAAAAAAACAAGATACTCTCATCTAGAGATCTTTTTCTAAAAATTTTGAACGATCTTCTGTTGAAGAAGACGTTGTCATTGAATGAGCGAAACGAGCTTCTAATAAAGACTGAGTCTGGTAAGTTCCTTAGGCCATCACAGTTGTCATCTGGTGAGAAACAAATTATTGTGATTCTTGGTGAGGCACTATTGCAAGAAGGTGAGAGCTTTATTTACATGGCTGATGAGCCAGAGATCTCGCTGCACGTGGCCTGGCAAGAGAGCTTAGCAAAAAATATAAAGAGTTTAAATCCAGCTGCTCAGATTGTATTTGCGACCCACTCTCCTGATGTGGTAGGGGCTAACCAGGACCGGTTGATTCATATGGATCGTTGCATAAAATGACATTCACAAGAACTAACTCAGGTCGATCAAACTTACACGCTTTTTTGGGTGTCAACGTCGTAGTTTACACTGAAGGTGGTGAGTTTGATAAAGAAAAGAAGCAGAGTAGCTGCTCAATCGATGCTGTTTTCTGGAAAGGATTTTTCTCAAGGTTTTTGCCGGACTTGACTTATGAAATCAGACCTCTGGGGTCGAAAGACAACCTGCTGCCACACGCTCAAGACGTGGCATCTTCAAAAATTTCAAATACTATTGTGGTGATGGATCGAGATCATGATCATCATCGCCGATGCCTGATTGAGCATCCTTGTGTGATCTACACTTTTGGATATAGCTGGGAGAACGATGCTTGGAGGGCAGAGGCGGTCATCTCTAAGCTTGAAAGGATTTCGGTAAGAGGCGTGTCTGCCGAAACGGCAGAAGCGATAAGAAGTAAATGTAGAAATTTCTTTGCAGACTTTAATCGGCTAATTTTTGTTGATGTTTTGTGCTCGCTCCAAAGGGTTCAAGGTATTCATCGCGAAAAATTTTGGGGGTTTGTCGATGCTCGCGATTTAAATAGGGTTAAGGTTAAGAGAGAGGTATTTAAAAAGCTAATTCTCACGATAAAAGAAGGGCGAGTTAAGAAGTTTAAGTATAGTGGCGGTGATCGGGTTGTTGCTGAGCGTGATTGTTATGGGAAGCTCTGGGCCAAGTTTCTGTATGATGTTTTTTGTAACTGCTTTCGAGAGGTTACAGGGCAAAAAAATCTCACAAGAGATATGGCGGATGTTTTGGTAGCTGAACACTTTCAATATACTGACCTTAATCGTGACACTGAAATTCGAGACTATTACCAAGCAAAGGCACATACGCTAGCACAGGTTCTTTCTTAACGCGATCAGCGGTATCTGCTTGCGCTTCTGCGCACGGCAGGCCGCTTAATTTTCTATAGGTGAGCCTGTTTCAAGGGAGGCTGTCTTAGCTTACACTGTTTTTGAAATGCAATCACCACGTGTGCATTGCATTGTACTTTCGATCGTTCATGCGATTTCATGTTCGAAGATGTTTCCTTCTCCCCCAAAAAATCATCGCTGCACGATAGGTAAAGCAGAAGCCAAGAGTCTTACGGGATACTATTTCTATAATGTGCCAGGCTTTTCCTTCATTACCACCTGGTAGCGTGGCGGCTTGGATGGAGCTGAGCGCCCGATCCTGGCGTAGAAGTCTGCGGTGGCTAGGATGGTGCGTTCGCGCAGGGCGCCGCTGCACACCGAGTTTGAACATGGCCGCGCTCAACCGCTTCACGACGGTGCCTGGGGCGATATCGATCAGACGGGCAATCTCTTTGGCGGTCATGCCTTGGGCCACGGCCAGCAGGCATTCCAGCTCACGCGGAGCAAGACCGCGTCCGAGGAAGCCCTTCCATGAGCCGCTGGTGATCGTTTCCATGATGAATTACCTGAGCTGAGCGCCGTCCAGAGCTGCGCGCAATTTGATTACCAGGTCGGTGGACAGCGGAATGGTGTCGGCCTGCTCGTCGATCTGCCCGAGCGCTGCAATCAAATTGCTAGAAGCGGTGTGTACGGCTTCGAGACGGGGCTTCGGAATGGAAGGCCCTTTGATGGTTCCTGCGGTTACCTTCTTCTTGCCGTTGGCTTGGGCTTTCTCAAGCTCCGAGCTCAACACCTGCCCAGCCGCGTCGCCGTGTTGGCGCACCGCGTGAACTGCGGTGGTTGCCGAGACCTGTCCTGCTGCAATCAAGTTCTGCACGTCGGTATTCGCATTGCCAACTGTGATGACCTGCTCAACGTGCTGACGCGTCCTGCCGACCTTCTTCGCAATTTGGTCGCTGGTCCAGCCGAAGGCCCGAAGCCGCTTGTAGCCTTCAGCCAGTTCAAGAGGGGAGAGCTTCTCGTTTTCTTGGCTGGAAATAATCCGTGCAACCCGATCGGCATCGCTGCCTTCGAAGGCAATAACGGATACCCAGGCTTCGAGAAAATCGGGGTTGTCCTTGTTCGGTGTCCTAGGCAAGCGTCCTGCTGCATCAAGCTTTAGGAGTGCTCTGCGGCGACGGTGGCCGTCAACAACCCAGACTCCGCCATCAGCCCGCGGGCGCACCTCAAGGGGCGGTATCTGGCCGCCCTCAGCAATGAACTCGGCAAGCAACTCAATACTGGTTTCGAGGGCCGCACCTTCAGTACGAAGGTTGAAGCCAGGTTCTTCATGGAGGTCTTCAAGCTTGACCTTCATCGCATCGGCTCCGCTGATATGAGCCAAGCTCGCTCTTCTCTGGGCGCGGCCGCGACGTCGCATACCCATGCCATGACGGATATCACAGGCCTGGCTGCAGCACTCACGGCGGCCAGTGGCATGAACCAAGGTTCGGTCGAGCAGGACCCTAATTTGGCAGTGAATCAGGTCATCTTGACTAAACATGCCAACGCCCCGTCGCCTAACGTCTACTGGCATATCACCACGACTTTTTTTCATTCTGTAGCTTCGAACGGCAATCGTTCCCAGCTGGCCATCCAGTACAACGAAGGTGTGTCGGTCTATGCGCGTTCTTGCTTTCAGGAGGTGTGGACAGACTGGACGCGACTGGATAACAGCACGCCCCCTGGAACCATTGTGTACTTCCCCGGCTTTAATCCGCCGCCTGGATTCCTCAAGGCCAACGGGGCGGTAGTCAGTCGAACCACTTACGCGGCGTTGTTCGCGGCTATCGGGACGTTTGGCGGCGCCGGCGACGGCTATAGCACGTTCAACGTGGTGGACCTGCGCGGGGAATTTATCCGCTGCTTTGATGAAGGTCGTGGGGTTGACCCGGGCCGTGCGCTTGGATCGGTACAGGGTGCTCAGAACGCATGGCATACCCACGGTGCTACAACGGGTGCAGCTGGTGGGCACGCACACCCCTTTAGCGGTCTTGCCACCGCCTCGGGCGGCCACACGCACGCACAAACGGTTTACGGGGGCTGGGCAGACGGTGCGCCCGCAGTGCTAGCGGGGCGTAGTTCTGGCGGCACGGGCGTAAGCACATTGATTACTGGCGCGCTCGACGGCGTACATACCCACGCGGTAACCGGCACTGTCGGCGTCGATGGCGCGCACGTCCACCCAGTCACCGTTTCCGCAGAGGGCGGCACCGAATCGCGGCCGCGCAACGTTGCGCTGCTCGCTTGCATCAAATATTGACGAGACTTCAAATGAACGCACCTGTTATCTACAACGCCCACCCTCAAACCCTGGAGTACATCGGCCAGGGAGTGGCAGACCCTGACCCGCTCGATGCCGAGCACTGGTTGATTCCTGGCTATGCCTATACCGATTCGCCGCCGGAGCCTGTGCCAGGCCATGCCGTTGTTCGCGATTTGGCTGGCAAGGCCTGGGCCCTAGTGGAAGACAACCGGGGCCCCGTTTACGACGTTGCTACCGGTGCGGCTCAGGATCACGCCGCGTTAGGCGCTCTGCCGCCTGAGCTTACCCGCCAGCCTTTTCCGGGGGACTTCCACTACTGGGACGGCGGCGCCTGGGTTCTTGATGTTGACGCGCAGAAGGAGAGCATCCGCACCAAAGGTCTGTCCCTTCGTGACGAGAGGCTGGCCAATGCCTCTATGCGTATCGCTCCCCTGCAGGATGCGGTCGACCTCGGGGAGGCGTCGGAGCATGAGCAGGCAATGCTGCTGGCCTGGAAGCGCTACCGCATCGCCCTGAATCGCCTTGAGCAACAGCCAGGCTATCCCTTGTCGATTGAGTGGCCGGCAAGCCCAGAGGATGCCACTGCGCCGCCGCCGCAAGACGCGGAACACACCCAATAAAGCCCCGCACTGCCGGGGCTTTTTCTTTCCTGTAATCCGAGGTTTGAAGATCATGCCAATTACAATGCAGCAGCTTTTGCAGATACTCCCGAACGCCCGCCCAGTCGCGGGTATTTTTTTGCCTGCGCTGAACCGGGCCATAGCGCGCTACAAGATCGACAGCCCGGTGCGTGTGGCGGCGTTCCTGGCCCAGGTTGGGCATGAGTCGGGTCAGCTGCGCAACCTGGTGGAAAACCTGAACTACAGCGCCGAGGCGCTGGTGCGCACCTGGCCCACCCGGTTCACCGCGGCTTCAGCGGCAGTCTGCGCGCGGCAGCCGGAGAAGATTGCCAACATCGTGTACAGCGGGCGCATGGGCAACACCTGCCCGGGGGACGGCTGGCGGTACCGTGGCCGCGGCCTGATCCAGCTCACCGGCCGGGCGAACTATGCCGCCGCCGGCCCCGGCCTGGCCCTGCCGCTGGAGGAGAAGCCGGAGCTGCTCGAGCAGCCGGAGCACGCCGCGATGTCTGCCGCCTGGTGGTGGTCGACCCACGGCTTGAACGAGCTGGCCGACGCCGGTCGCTTCCAAGACATCGGCAGCGTGATCAACACCGGCAAGCCTGGCCGCGTGCCGCACGGTGCCGCTGAGCGAAAGGCGCTGTATGACCGCGCGTTGAAGGTGCTGGCGTGATTAGCGCGCGCACGATCGGTGCGGCGGTATCGTTGGCGTTGGTGACCTGGGCGTTCTGGGGAGCCTACGAGCACGGCCGCTCGACCATGGATGCCGAGTGGCAGGTGCAGAGCGAGAAGCAAGCCAACGTATTTCAGCGGGAGCGAGAGGCGGCCGCGGTGGCGGTGATCAACTGGCAGGGTGCAGAGCAGGCCCGGCGCCGTGCCCTTGAGGATCAGCTGCAGACCAAAGACAAAATCCACCACCAGGAGCTGACCAATGCTCAAGCAAACCAGACTCGTCTACGCGATCGCCTCGCTACTTCTGATCTCCGGCTGTCAGTCCTTCTCGCCGCCCCAGCCCCGGGTAGTGGCTGTGGGGTGCCAGCCACTACCGGCGCCGGCGGCGTGGTTCATGGAGCCCCGCGAGGCGAACTTGACCCAGCGGCTGCTCAACGAATTGTCGCCATCACCGATGCCGGTGACCAAGGATTGATTGCCTTGCGGGCGTGCCAGGCCTACGCCCGAGGCATCGAGCAGTGATCTGGAAAAAACCAGCCCAGACGGCTGCTTTCGACCCTAAGCAGCCGATGAGAGTCGGCTGCACTAGAACAGAGCCAGGCGATGGTGGTGTCTAGAATACAGAACGTAGTTATGTTTATATTGGAGGATTTTGTCATGAACTGAATCACCTCAAGTTTCCTGGATACCTTTGATTAAGGGTATTACCGGGTCATATCCTGATTCAAGGGGTGTCTCTCCAGTATCCAGTTGGTAAAGGCTATGCGGCAGACTCGCTCAATTCCAGAGTTCATATGGTAGGACTCCCAGTCACTTTCAGCCCAGGCTGCCGGTATATGCTCGCCTAGAAAAAGAGCGCCTGCATGAAGTATTTTTGAGCGCTGGCCATACGATTTTTTATAGAACTTAATTAGCTCTTTTGAGTCGGAGCTATATTTTGCAAGAAACTCTGTGAATTTTTTCGTAACGGCGTAGCGTGGCGCACTGCACTCTTTGCATTTGTCAATTTTCACACCTTTATGGATGTGGTCAACAAGAGATTCTATTGAGGAGACAAAGCATGCAAATGAAATGGAGGGTGATATCGGCTTTATTTTTATTGCATTATTGAATAAGGTTAGTGATTTTAAAAGTGCATTCCTGTTGTCCGGGGCCAGGCTGTAGTAAGCGTCCAAAACGTAACTGAATAAGTCGGGGATGGAAAAGTCAGAACCGACAAATCTTCCGCCGAAGTTGTAAAATTCTGACGTGTTGATTTCATCAATTCGCGAGGCCGGAGATTTTGTGAATTCGCTAATCTCGTGCTGATGATCGCGTACGAAGTATGAGAGCTGACGCCACTCTGGCTCAATTGCAATGTTGTCGTCTGTGCGGATAGTCCAGCTATGGATGTCTTGTGTTTGGACAAATTTTGAAAAGGAAAATGCGTTAAATAAATTCATTATTTCGTGAATTATTTTTTTCTCGTGGTCTTTTCTTTGTATCCAATCGGAAACTTCTGTTTGGTCAGGCATTTTCCTGGTTGGGTCGGGGGTGAAGTTGTATTTTATTTCTAGTAGACAAGGGTGGTCCGCTTCAGCGTAAGGCGTCCGTGGAAAGTGGTCAGGTGCTGGTAGTATCTGAAACTTATCCCCGTATATGTATTTTCCAGTGACGTTGGCATTTGTTAGCATAATGAAGCTTCTAAATGTTTCCGTCATATTTTTGCCTGCTTTATTAGATGGCTGCTGAGGTGTGGGTTTATTGTATGGGCTGGATCACTCTAGCATCCGTATAAAATCAGGTACAGACACACGGTACTGATGTCGAACGATACCTTTTGGCCGGTAGCTGGCACTGGTGGAAGTCGCTGACCTGGTTGATCCGCAGCGAGCCCGAATCACCGCTGACCTATACTGCTTTGATCAAATGGCCGGAGCCGCAGCGTGAAGAAGACCCTGGCAGGAATTATCGAAGCTGGTGAGCCACTAATACAGCAGGCTATCGATGCGCAGCGCCGATACCATGCAGCCCAGGACGCCGGTCAGCCAGCAAAGGAGGTCGAACGCCTGCGACTGGAGGCTGAGTCGCTGTACCAGGCTGTCACCGAGTACCAGCTGCGGTCGCTTGGCGGGCCTGCGCGCTCCCTTCATTAAATAGTCCGGTATCGACGGCGTGGTTCATGGAGTCACGCGAGGCGAACTTGACCCAGCGGCTGCTCAACGAGCTATCAGAATCACCGGTGACGGCGACCAAGGACTGATCGCACTGACTGCATGCCAGGACTATATCCTGGCTCTAAAGCGTTAATAAACCACCGGATTTTAACGTAGGGCCATTTCAGTGCAGGACAAACGCCCTGTGCTTGCTTGATCAGAGAAACCTTACTGCCTATAGTGGCTTTTCGCACTCGACCGTCACGGTGCGCATGAGGCTTGTTCTTACTAATGGAAGATTCAAAAACATGGAGTTTTCATGAAAAACCTATTCTCAAGCGCTGCGCTTGTTTCATTTGTCATGCTCGCTTCTTCGCAAGTTATGGCGAAGCAAGACTATACGGTGCACTTCAAGAATGCGAGTAATCAGACAAAGTACGTGAGGCAAATCAGCAGCCAGTGCATGTACGCTCCGAAGAGCGGTGCCTATACCGTTCCGCCTCAGGGAGATGTTTCATTCGGAATGACGGACTCAGATAATATTTTTAGCCTTTGCACGAGTGGGGCAAAGGAAGTCAGCTGGGCTGTAGAAGACGATAAAGGCATCAGGCTTGGCAATTTGACTTTTAGGCATATAAAGGACGGTGGCACGTGGTATACGAAAGTTGTCCCTTCTCTTGGGTTGTCCGCGACTATCACTTGCAATAATGGAGGCTGTTCAACATCTGGCACTCCTGGTATGCCTGGTGAGCCTTCCCCTATTGTTGTTACGTTTAAATAATAATCTTTCGCTCTGCCCCTGGACATGTTCAAGTGTCTGGGGGTGGTTCTAGTTTTATCTGGAATCATCTTGTTGAGTCTAGCAGGTGGACACCTTGGTTTCGCGTGTTGCCCACAGCAACTCCAACACGGTACCACTCAAATGTCTCTGGTCCTTCGCCAAGGTTCAAGACCAACTGCTCGGTTTGCTCCTTTGGCATTGTCAGGCCGGCCCACTGCCGTGCAAGTTCGGACGACAGCACGACAGGCCGGCGATCGTGTACATCAACCATCCCACCCTGGGCATCGGCGGTGATGATCCCGAATCCGTCATGCTCGTGACCAGTGAACTGGCCAATGCTTGCGCATAGCGATGGTTGCCCGTCTCGCCTCCGGATGTAATAGGGCTGCTTCTTCGGTCTCCCCTCATCAACCCACTCATACCACCCGTCGACTGGCGTTATCGCTCGATGCGGCCAAATCGCACGGAAGAACGCACCGTGCGCTACCTTCTCGACCCGGGCATTGATCGGTGCGGCGCGGTCCTTGGCCCAGTGCGGCCGCCAACCCCAACGCACCAGATCGGCATGGAGCACTCCATCCTCGAGGCGTAGCAGTGCTACCCGGGTGGTTGGCGCCACGTTGTACCGCTCAAGCGGTTGGTCGCCGACGCTATTGGCAAGCGGGCAGGGTATGCTCAGGGCATCGACGAAGTCGTGGATGCGGTGGTACTGGCTCAGTCTTCCGCACATAGATCTCACTCCCCAATGCCCTCAGCCTCCGTAGCCGTTCAAAGTCAAAGGACGGCCTATACTCCTTTGACTAAACCACCGAAGTGGCAGAGCGTGAAGAAGACTCTGACGGGAGTAATCGAGGCCGGCGAGCCGCTGATTCAGCAGGCCATCGATGCGCAGCGGCGCTACCAAGCAGCGCAGGATGCGGGCCCAGCAAAGAAGTCAAGCGTCTGAAGCTGGAGGCCGAGTCATTGTACCAAGCTGTCGCCGATTATCAGTTTCGGTCGCTTGACAGGCCGGTGCATTAACTCCATTAAATAACCTGTTGCCCGCTAGTTCGTTGAGCCACGGGGAGCGAGCTGGCCAGGTATCACCCAACGAATTGCCACCATCTCCGGTACCGGCGAAAAGAGTCCGATCGCGCTCATTTCCTGCTAGGCTTTTATGAGCGCAATCGACACTTAATGGTCTGTTACTTTATTTCCAATTGATCACGTGCTGCATCAAAGCCACTAAGCGTGGAAGTTCCAATCATGCGGTTTATGGGTAGATCATCATTCAGGCTATTGACTCGCATTAGTCGAACATTGTAGGACTGATGATATAGTAAGGATTTGCCATCAGTCGCAATGGATATCGAGCCAAACATTTCGTCAGCTGTAGGTGGAACAAAGTAGTTCGTAAAAAGTTCCGTATCTGAAGCGATTTCGTATCGTTCAGCATATCTGGCCAGAATCGACTCTGGCGTATCACTAAGGAGTACAGGAAAATAGGGTAAGGGTTCAGGTAGAGTCTTATATCCTTGGATGGTTACCCTGTCGTAATAAAACCTATAACTGCCGCTATACCCTTTTCCCGCTACGAGCTCTATTTCAACGTATGAGTTTTTCTCTTCATATAAACTGCTAACGTTCATCCACGGGTGAACGGATTTTATTTGATCGGCCCGAAGATTTATTTCAGGGTTGTTAGCATTTATGAGTCGCAAAAGGTTTTCAAGCTCGGTTAGATTTTTATCAATTTTCATGTCGCTGCTCGCGTTGTTTGAAGGTGATAACTTACAAGGCGGCGACAGATAAAAAAATCAGACGTTTCTTAAACTTAAAGAGTTTTCATGCTTGCTTGCTCTGCGTTAATTCCGAATTTTGTATGTACATTGCTAATTCGTACTGTCAGAAGTGAATAGGTAATGCTACCATCCCGCCTCCTGCTCAATATCAGACGATTCTCATTTTGGCTGAACAGCCTAAATCCCCCTCAATCGATTCCAGTGAAATCGCATCTTTATCAAAGCGGCTTGACTAGCTCTTGAGTTTGATTTCGCACATTTCCTACTGCAGTGCTCACCCGGAACCACTCGAACACTTCCGCAGGCTCACCCAGGTTTAGGGCCATTTGCTCGGCATGCTCTTTCGGCGTTGCCGGGTCGAGCCACTCCCGAGCGAACTCCGGCGCCAGGACCACCGGCCGCCGATCGTGCACATCGACCATGCCGCCCGCGCTGTCGGCGGTGATGATGACGAACCCATCATGCTCGTTCGGCTCTTCGCCGGGCTGTCCAGTGTGGGCGCTGAACTGGCCAATGCCGGCGCAAAGGGAAGGGCGGCCATCACGACGCCGGATCAAGTAGGGCTGCTTTTTTGGGCCACCCTCATCGACCCATTAGAACCAGTTGTCGATCGGCACAATGGCCCGGTGCGGCCAGATCGCGCGGAAGAACGGGCCGTGAGCCACCTTCTCGCCCCGGGCATTGATCGGCGCGGCGCGATCCTTGGCCCAGTGCGGCCGCCAACCCCAGCGCACTAGGTCAGCATGCAGCACTCCACCCTCGAGCCGAAGTAGGGCGACCCTGGTGGTCGGGGCGACGTTGTATCGCTCAAGCGGATGGTCACCGACACTGTTGGCAAGCGGGTAGGGCATGCTCAGGGCATCGACGAAGTCGTGAATGCCGTGGTACTGGCTCAGTCTTCCGCACATATGGTCGGTCTCGATCCCCGCGTCTACTCAGAGTAGCTGGTTAGACTTGCCGCTGATCGGTAATTGCCAGGCCCTGGGCAAATCCATAGCATGCTGTGTTTTTATACAGTGGTGCCCGGCATGCGCTTCCTCATCCTGCGCTGACGAAAGCTTGGCGTTGCCATTCCTGCTGATCAGCTGCGAAAGATGCAGCCGCTGGCCGGCGACATCCAGATTAGTGAAGGTCACAGCGACAGCCTGGGCCGTTCGACAATCAGCGCCTGGATCTTCAGCTCAGGGCCAGCCTCTGACGCTTTCCCGCGGCTGCTCGACGTGAAGATCACCGGCATGGCCCAGGTCGGAATGAACCTGACCGGGATCGAGGAAGTGGACGGTGCTTTCTATGCGCAGTCGTGGTGGTGCCGGGCTGAGTAGGGGGCTGGGGGGGCTGGCCACGACTGGCGCCACCGGCGTGGCTCATGGAGCCGCACGAGGCGAACTTGCCCCAGCGGCTACTTAACGAATTGTTGCCATTACCGATGCCGGTGACTAGGGACTGATTGCGCTGTCAGCCTGCCAAGCGTATGTGCGCACTATGTTTTCTTGAACCTGCACCGCCTGAAGAGCGTGAGGACCTCAGGAATCCTTCTCGATTGCCTTCTTCAGTTCATCTAATGATGCATTCCGGAGGGAGACAGTGAGTTGATTATCCTTCCCCTTGTAGTACGCATACGGGGAGTCAGCAGTGGCGCGACGAATAGTGCCAACATGAACCCCACTCTTACGAACCTCAACCTTCCAGCCGCCTGAAAGGCTAAATTCCTTGAACGTGATCATCCCCAAAGCTCTCCAGATGGTTTCACCGGATGTTAGCGCCAGAGTGGTGGCTTTCATAGACTTCGGCGATTGGAGATACGACAGCCCCTTGAAGACGGGGGGTTTTTCTTGGCGGTGAATAAGGGGCTGATAGCTGGCTTACATGGGCCGACGCTCTGGTAGGTAGCTGAGCAGGCATGCAAGGCGTCCTATACTGCGCTGATCAACAGGTGGAGCAGTAGCTTGAAAAGGACAGTGGCAGGAATTATCGAAGCGGGTGAATCACTCATACAGCAAGCCATCGAAGCACACCGGCAATATCACGCGGCACAAGATGCTGGCATGCCCGCCGAGGAAGTTGAGCGCCTGCGCCTAGAGGCCGAGTCGCTATACCAGACTGCCAGCGAGTATCAGCTGCGTTCGAATCTAATCTCGGCTGTAGGGCAGCAGGGCGCCGCGAAAGTCAGGCGCTCCTTGAATGCCTCACAGGTAATTCACGATAAAGGTCACTTCGGAGTTGGCGCTGCCCGCCTGGAGTTCTTCAGTGCCCAGGCGGTAGTAGGCTGCGGATAGCGGGATCTTGAAGTTGAGGCCGGTCGTGGTGAACGCGTCGAACGGGTAGCTGGTATTGAGTGCGATTGGCTGGCCGAGTGCATTCATCAATTGCAGGCCGATGCCTTTAGCCGTGGACCCGGCGTTGAGCGCAACAATGCCGTTCGGGCCGTCGATGACCGGGGTGTTGGCCTTGAGCGAGTAGGTCACTTTCTTGATGCCGGTCTGGCATTGATTCAAGGCAATGTCGAAAGGCACCGTTCGCGGCTTGGCGCCAGCCTCGCGAAACTCTTGGAGTTGATAGTCGTCACCCATGGCTACGGAGACGGCAGGAGTCTGGCAGGAGGCGGCATTCACTACCAGAGCATTGGCCAGGTTGAATTTATTCAGAATCAGCTCGCCTGATTGCAGGTTGCCCAGATTACCGGCAGCAATATTGACTTGCGATGCCAATGGGCCTGACTTGATGATTTCCAGGCGGACCGTGCCGGATGCAATACCATAGCCTTTTGGGCTGATCGCAAATAAAGAAGGCTCATATCGACTTAACATGTCCATCCAGATACGGAACGAGAGCCCCGTTTTACCTAAGGGGAAGGTCGTTGCGAGACTGGCCGGGGTGCCTAGCGCTGGATTTACTGCCACGCCATATTGCGAGGTCGAATTGCACGACCAACTGTGCGATGTCGATTGCTGCGCGGTGTCCTGGTAGACCACTGTGCCATCCGGCGTGTCGGCGGGGATTGTCAGGCCACCACTGGCCAGGCCTGCGCCGAAGTTGAGGCTTTGAGTGGTGGGGGAAAGGTTGAATGTGCAATTCGCCGCTATCGCGTCCGACGCGCAGGCCAGCAACGTCGTCGCGACAATGCCGAGCAGGGGATTCTGTAGAGTCAAATGCTTCATGAAGAGGGCTACACGGGGCGGAAGGAGCGTTGCAGCCTAATCAGTCAAAGTATCAATGGATATCAGGCGATTCTGAATCATAGAGCCGCGCGAGGCGAACTTGACTCAGCGGCGGCTCAACGAATTGTCGCCATCACTGACGACGGCGATCAAGGATTGATTGCCCTACGAGTGGCACGAGGTATCGGGAGGTAAGCTGTAAAAAGACTGCTTTCGACCCATTGCTGCCCTTCATTGGAGAACCTGAATCAGTACGAAAGGGACGTCTGCGTCCCTTGGTTTCAAAAGGGGAAGCCTGTACTCAATAACCGGAGAAGCCTTGACCGAACCCTCATTGGCGGTGTATGAGCCGGTCCAGGCTTCGACAGCAGGAAGAATCTCAGCGGGCTTGGGCAGCTCAATTCGTTCAACGCGACCAATTGTCCGTTGAATCCATCAAGAGAGTGAATCGTCGGATTCCAAAGTGCGATGCCCAATCCTGAGCGGGCGGCTTCGATTGCCTGGGCGTAGTCACCCATCACCCTGTCGATGGGCTTCGAAGTCAGGCGTTTGCCATGATGGCTCATCCACGCTCGCCACAGTGTCGTGTCGCCGCTGTGTAGCAGCGCAGTATCCTGTATTAAAGACAACGGCTGTTCGTTCATGGCGAGAACTTCGGGTGACACCACGGGGCAAAGCGACTCCTCGAATAGTGGCTCCTCGTCTCCGTCATTCCATTGTCCGCGCCCGTATCTGATGGCCAGATCGACCTCCCCTGAGGACAGGCTGGCATTCAATGCAGAGGTGACCAGTTCGATACGTAAATCCTGAGTCGTACCTTCGAGTTCGGTTAGGCGCGGGATCAACCAGAAACGCGCGAAGGACGGCGTAGTGGCCAATTTGACGATGGGCAAGGTATGGCCGACGGGCCGGGGCTGTCGCGCTTGTTTCAGTTGGTCAAAGGCATGGGCGACTTTGGCCAGCGCGATTTGTCCAGTGGCCGTCACGGTGACACCGCGCGCATGGCGGTCGAACAGGGAGCATTGAAACCATTTTTCAGCCATTTCCACACGTCGGCTGATGGTCGCATGTGTAACTTCCAGTTCCGCTGCTGCAGCAGTGAAGGAACCTGTACTGGCGGCGGCAAGGGCAGCTTGCAGGGCTTCGAAAGGAGGGAAAATATCGTCTGAGCTGTACGTCATATGCACAGCTTATGGATAAGTAGTGCTATAGGTCAACAGCCCGGGGGTTTCTATGCTGCGCTGCCATATTTATTGAGATAGCAGCATGTCGTGTTTGAAAGCGCTCATTTCGCCATTGGTGTTCATCGCTCAAGTGGCAGGGCTTTGGGCGGGCAATTATTGTTATGCCGCCTCGAGCTTGGAAAGGCCAATCGTACGAGGTTATGAAGGGAATGGAGGCGTCACCGTTGAACTGGTCATGTCTGGCTCACCTGGAAAAGAATGTGCATTGCTCAGGATTCGAGGAACGGAAGCGGAAGCGGGGGCCGTGGTACATCAGGCAAACGTTCAGCGCTCACCGGTTTCGACATCCTTTGTAGAAATTATCAACGGGGTTTCACGGACAATTTTTGAGGTACGAATGCATCAGGGTTTTCTTCCGCGTAAAGACCAGGAGCCTTATGTCTTGGGAGAAAGCGCCCGCTTGGAGAGACTGAGTAATATCGGCATGGAGCTACAGAGGTTTGGAACTGAGGAATTTGCCGCTCATCAAGCTGGGACACAGACCGCCTTGTGCGAAGATTTGACCGGAAACCGTCCTTGATCGAACGGATTCTTTTGGCCGGAAGGTGAAACTGGTGGTCGTCGCTGATCTGGTTGATCCATAGCGAAGCCTGAATAGCCGTTGGCCTATACTGCGCTGACCAAATATCCGGAGCAGCAGTGTGAAGAAGACCCTGGTGGGAGTTATCGAGGCGGGAGAGCCGCTGATACAACAGGCCATCAATGCGCAGCGACGCTACCACGCCGCCCAGGACGCCGGCCAGCCGGCACAGGAGGTCGAACGCCTGCGGCTGGAGGCCGAGTCGCTGTACCAGGCTGTCACCGAGTACCAGCTGCGGTCGCTCGGCGGGCCTGCACGCTCGTTGCACTAATTTCAACTTATCTCCGGCCGTCTGGCGTCGGCGGCATGCCGCCGTAGGTGCGAGGAATCCCGCCGATCTGCCGATTCTTCAGCTCTGTATTTTCCACGAGTGCGTCGGACAGCTCCCAGGTCATGTGCTCGATCCTGGCGTTCAACCTGGTGATCTCGGCCGCCTGGGCCTGATGGATGGCCACCAGCTTTTCGATGTTCTCCCTGGCCTGGTCGAGCTCATGTTGTAGCTGCTCGCACTCGGCCTCAACAAGCCGCGCATGCTGGCGCAACATTTGAACAGGCGTGGGCATGCCCAGCGCGAAGCTGTCGTCTTCGATGATCACGGTCTCGCCCATTTATACTGTTTGGATGTACAGTAATCGAGGTGAGCGTATTTTGACCATCGGAGCTGACGAGAGGCAGAGCAGTCTGGGGAACTAACCTATCGGGAATCTGGCGCTAGCGTGCTCCGGCGACGAAGTCTCTGCACACTACATCCGATATGGCCCGGGCAAGGGATCCTTTGAACAAGGGCGTAGGCTCATCGTCACCGCTGGCGTTTTCAAGGTCCGTCACCGAAGAGCCGGCGCCCAAGAACAGTACCCTGCGCTGGACGCAATCGAACTGCCGCTTCGAGTAGCTGATCCCGCTGATGCCTGATCTCTGAGTGATCACTTCAAGGCCTGAATCGGTCTCGGTCACGCTGATAATCGAATACTCAGCATTAGGATCGGACGGGGCTGTAATGGGGGCAGCATGTGCCCACGGGCTTAACACCACCGCTGACCAGATGGCAATTTGCTTCCCTATCATGGCTATTCCCTGTGCGTTTTGAACGGTGCAGGGAATATACGGTAGTGGACATTTCCGGGATGTGAAGGAGGCAGGTTAGAAAGCTGACGAGTTGCAGGAGGAAGGGATTGTGTTCGGTCGGCAGGACGCCGAAGGAGGGGTGAAAATTGGTTCCAAAACTCAAGGCACGTACCGTGGCAGAATGCGGCCTGTAGCCGGGCGGTAACTCGAAAGTTTTGGAACTGAAATGTGGTGCAAGGGTGCGGCGGGCTGGCGTCTTCGTATCGGTCTTGAAAACCGTCGATGGGCAACTATCCTAGAGTTCGAATCTCTACGCTTCCGCCAATTCCAAAGCCCTGATTATTCAGGGCTTTTTGCGTTTCTGGGGCATGGAAAAATGTCAGCGCTGACAAAACTTCGGCTACTTGGTGGGCTTTGCCAGCGCTCCTACGCGGCGGTAAACCCGCTCAGTGATTTCCCTGCTACGAACGGAAAACGATAAGGCGCTGGCGGGCAGCGCGGGAGGGTCAGTCCCGTCGGACCCTGAAGCCGAACATGCACTCAACATCGTGGTGTTCGCGCTTTTGATAGGCCTTGAACTTGGCCTGCGAGGGCGTGCTGGCCAGCATCTGGGCTTCAACTCAAGCAAGGGCACAGGGCAGGACAGATGGTTTTGGCGGTGCCTTGTAATTTGAGCTTACTGGAATGGTAACTGTCTCGAGTCCGTAACTAACACGGGCTGAACAAAGCCTTCGGTATCACCATTCAGCCACGATTGTTCTGTTCGTGATACGTAGAATTTAACGGCTGCGCCAAATTCGTCGGTTGAAGCTGCTGCGATCAATGTGTGCTGCGGATACTGCGTGCGCCACTGCTGAAACACTGCGTTGATCAACAGCAAGGCATGTGCAAGATGATCGTCTTCCAGGTAATCGTCGATACGCAGTGAGTTGACCCAGCATTCAACGCTCGTCTCGTCCGGGCAGAGCGCTCTTTGCACAGTTCGAAGTCTTTTCTTGAAAACGGTCAGTAGAAAGCACCCCTCCCACTCACTGAACCCTTCCGCGATCAGTCTAATCAGCTCATTTGGCAAATTTTTACCGCTGAGCGTTACTGCCTCAAGCTCTTGGGACATCAGCTGATTTATGACCACTCCGATTCCCCTAAGTACCTTTCCATGGCTTTGTCTGCTGAGTTGTTAAGCTTTTTGTCTTCCAACAGCATGTTGACGGATTTGGACGCGTCTATGAAGGTTTTCGTGTCCGGATCATCTACTTTGTGGCTGAAGGTCGCGGCGGGATGTGGGGCATGGCATTTTTTCATCCATACGCCGGCCTTCGTTGCCGGATGCGCCATGGTGGCAATTTGGTTTGGGGTGGGGTATTACGAGTGACCGGCATGGGGCCGGAGAAAAGGAGAAACAATGTATGCAGGGGAAGTTTCTGTCGATGCGCTGAAAGCAAATCATCAGCGTCATCGCCTCGCCCTGTTCCTCGATACCGGCCCAGGCCATGAGCTCCAACGGGCCTGCTTAGTCCCTGACCGTACCTTCAAACGCATGTCTTTTTCCTGCAGCTTCGCGGACTTCTCGCGCTTGCGCCGGTCGCGCTCGGCCTGGTCCATCGCCATATGACGCCTCTTTCAATCCACTGGGCGGCAAGTGAACATGCAGGTGCCGGCGGCGCTGCTGGGTGATCTTCTGGATGCGTCTCATGGGTGGCACACCTCAATTGGCTTCTTGTTCGTAGAGCCAGAGGGCATGACCACTAGTAGACGCTTGTTTGCGCGATACACGTCCCAGGGCAGGCCAGTGGACGTGGCCATGGCCGCCGCGTACTTCACTGCGGGGATGGGCTGGGCGATCGTGGTGATCATGGCTACGCCCCGGCCGGGTGATGCAGCGGGGCGAAAGGGATGTCGTCGTCGAAGCTGTCGAAGTCTGGGCCCGGGGCGCCTTGCTGGTTCTGCTGCTGGGCCTGCGGGCGGCTCTGTTGACGCTGCTGCTGAGGCCGAGGCTGTTGCTGCTGGCTTCCTTGCTGCGCCTGCGGCGGCGGGCTGCCGGCGAACTTGATGATGATCGCGCGGCCTGTGAGCTTCACGCTCTGGGAGTGATCGGCCTTGGTGCAGGTTTCGACGTGGGCGTCGTCGATGGTGAAGTGCAGCTGCTTGCCCTAGAGCGTGGCGTCGACCCACTGAGTAGGGCGCTTGCCATCTTGGCCTTTGTGGCCGTGTTCGCACGCCAGGGCCAGGCGGCCACCCGCAACGCCACGGTGCTCTCCGCTCATGCTCGCATGGGCTGA